TTTACAATTCCTTCTTTATTTAGAAAGGATTGTGCGACACCTCCACGATATTGTGGATTGAGATAATGAAGATTTGCTCCAAGAAACCAACCTTCTGCATAACTAATATCTAAAACATAAGACAAAGGGTGTTGGTCCCAGTATTCATATCTCTGTGGATACTTTGCAGAATATAAAAAGAATACCAAATCTCCTGGTTTTATAAATCCAGTATCTTCTTCATTAATATCTTTCTTTTGTAAATTTCTCAATTCATTCATTAGTGAATTGGTCCACCAATCAATACTACGATATTTGTTTCCTGCTTGTTTTCTAATTTCGTCTGCTATCATTTGACTGGAATTCCTAGTTCTTTTTCTGTAAATATTTTAAATTCATAATTTCTATCAGCACACCAATTTCTTGCTGCTTCCCATTTTGCTTGATTGATTGCCCACATTTTTACAGAATAAGCCCAAGACTTTGTTCTTCTTTTTGGATTTGTTTCAGGCATTTTTAAGTCTTTTTGTGGTTTAATTTCAACAACAAGAGTTCGATTATTTCCATCTTTATCTTTATACTTCACAAAAAAGTCTGGAAAGTATCGGTGAATTTTATTATCAATTGGTGAACGATATGGAATACAAAATTCTTCACTTTTCCAAGAATTTACACTTTCAGTTAAATCGCAATATTGCATAAACTTCAGTTCATATGAAGACCTATAAACAATATTTGATGGGTCACCACCATATTTTTGTGGATTGTGTGGTCTATATTTTCCCTGTCTATATTTACTATCTTCGTTACGAGGCATACATAGTATAAACACTTAAAAATATTTATAGATGGCTGCTCCAGGAAGAGGATATCCACAAATAGGACCATTTTACCTTAAGATGACGGAAGGTAGTCCTTCAAATGGGATGCCCTCGGCAAGAGATATTTTTAGTAATTTATCACTTACTAGTCAGTTTAAAGTATCATTACATTTAACAAATGTTGATGCTGGTGGAAGTGAATTAATGACTTGGTTGCGTAATTCAAATGTTATTACTGCAAATCAAACAAAAAATTATGTTTATGATTTTTATTGTGCCGAAGCAGTTATTCCTGGGGTTCAGTTTGATGTAACTGAAGAAATGGGAAGTCGTCAAGGAACGATTGAAAGATTTCCAACGAGAAGAATTTTTCCAGAATTTACAATGACTTTTTATGTTGATAATGAATACAATTTAATTCGTCTTTTTGAGGAATGGATGAATTATATTAATCCATTATATGCTGGAACTGGTATATTACCACCAAGTCCAAGAGGACAAGGAGATGGTGCTGGAAAAGAAAAAACAGATTTCTTTCGATTTAGATATCCAGATGAATATAAGAGAATTATATCAATCACAAAGTTTGAAAGAAATTTTGATACTAAAGACCCTAAAAAAATAAAATTCCCACCACATTTAACTTATAGAATGATTGAAGCATTCCCAACAAATATTACTGCAATGCCTTTGACTTATGAAGGAAGTCAAATTGTAAAAACAACAGTCACGTTCCAATATACAAGATACGTAATGGAAAAAAATTACGGTACATTAGAGAAAGGATTATATAATCCATAGACCAATAAATAATTTTTAATGATAGTATAAATTATGCCTTTACCTAAAATTTCTACACCAACGTATGAATTGGTTTTACCATCAACTGGAAAAACAATTAAATACAGACCATTTCTAGTCAAAGAAGAGAAGATATTAATTCTTGCTCTTGAAAGTCAAAGCACAAAAGAAATTACAAATGCAATTAAGCAAGTATTAAAAGATTGTATTTTAACAAAAGGAATTAAAGTAGAAGAACTACCTACTTTTGATATTGAATATATTTTCTTAAATGTTCGTGGAAAGTCAGTTGGTGAAAGTTTAGACTTGATTATAACTTGTGGTGATGATGGAGAAACACAAGTTCCAGTCACAGTGTTTATCGACCAAATTAAAGTTCAAAAGGACCCAGAACATAGCACAGACATTCACCTTGATGCTGATTTAGTTTTGAGAATGAAGTATCCTTCATTGGACCAATTCATTAAAACTAATTTTGATTTTAGTGCAGAACAAAGTTCATCAAGTATTGAAAGGTCTTTTGATGTAATTGCTTCTTGTATTGATGTTATTTTTAATGCAGAAGAAAGTTGGTCTGCTGCAGATTGTACCAAAAAAGAATTGAATGATTGGATTGAAACCTTAAACTCAAATCAATTTAAGGAAATCGAGAAGTTCTTTGATACGATGCCTAGACTTTCTCATACTGTGAAAGTTACAAATCCAAAAACTAAAGTCGAAAGTGATGTGACGTTGGAGGGTTTAACATCTTTTTTCGGTTGAGTATGGCTCATATGGAACTGGAGTCATATTTTAGAATTAATTTTGCCTTGATGCAGTTCCATAAATATTCATTAACTGAAATAGAAAATCTTATACCTTGGGAAAGGGATATTTACTTAGCACTTTTACAGCAACACATTGAAGAAGAAAAATTAAAACAGCAGCAACAAAATGGTTAGTTCTGTTCTTAATCCAGAAAAAGTAGTAGGAAAACAGAATACAAACAGAGCAGCAGCACAGAATTTTATTTCGGGTGGTTCTATACTTGGTGCTTCTGTTGTTAATGGTGCTGCAAATAAAATTGTAGGTTTTCAAAGAGCAGGAGTTCAACCAGCAGCTCCAGTAGTTAATAATATTGTAAGCACAATAACTACAAATATCAATAATAATGTAACGACTACAATTAATAAAACACTTCAAGGATTTTCTGCTGATTATCAAAGAAGATTAAAGCAAGTAGATGATGCAAAACCAATTGGAATTCTTGGTAAGTTTTTAGATGTTTATAAGACTGCGTTAGGTTTTATAAATTTCTTTGGAAATAAAAGAAATATTGATAAAGTAAGAGATAATTTAGAAGCACTTAAAAAATCATTTACTGAAAGTTTTGAGGTTGCAAAATTAATTCGTCAAGTTATAATCAAAATTGTAAAACAATTATCTAATCTTCCTGTTGCTTCACCTTCTGGTGGTGGAGGATTAAATCTTGATATTGATATTCCTGGTGGTGGATTGAAAAAATCTGCTCCAAGAGGACTTGGAAGAATGATGAAAGGCAAAGGAAAAATGCTTGCTCTTGGTGCTGGAGCATTAGGTCTTGGTGCTGCTGGTGCTGGTGCGGTGAATGCTCTTTCTGATAGTCCACAGGCACAAGCAGCAGGAACATCACCCGAAATTCCTGGTGATATTGGTGATAAATTTTCTTCAATTGTTGATAGATTTGCAAATGCAGTCAGCAAATTATTTGAAAATAAGAAACAAAAACCAAAACAAGGACCTTCTGGTTCTACTAGTGGAGGTGGTGGTGGAACAAAACCATCTGCTGCTCCTGGTTCATCTCCTTCTGCTGGTTCGATGGGTGCAGCAGATGTTACTGCCGACACCAAAGAAGAAAAATCATGGTTGCAAACTATTAGGCAGACAGAGGGTACTGCAGGAAAAGATGGATATGGAAAAATATTTGGAGGACAAGTAGTTCCTGAACTTGCCGAAGGAAAATTGACTATTGCAGAGGCAGCACAACTTTCTAAAACTGGAAAATTACCACAAAGATTAGGAGGTAAAACAGTAAATTATGGAGATTATAAAGGTCAAGTAAGTGGTGCAACTGGTGCGTATCAGTTTATGCCAGATACTATGTTAAGTGCAGCAAAGGCAGCAGGAATAGATCCAAATACACCTCTAACACCAGAAATACAAGATAAACTTGCACTTGCAAATTTAAGACTTAGTGGTGTAGACCCAACGAAAAAAGCAGACATTCAATCACTAGATAAAGCACAAAGACAATGGGCTGGTTTGGGCCCTTATCACGGACAGACTAAAAGAACCCTGCAAGATTCATTATCAATTTATAACCAATATTATGGAAAGGCAAGTGCTTCTCCCAGCAAAGGAATGGGTGGTCCTGCAGTTGATGCAAGTATGATTTCACCAGAAGCAAGAAAAGCACTTGGAATTCAAATATCACAACCACCACCATCACAACAGCAACAACAACCTGTTGTAATGCCGATTAATTTGGGTGGAGGACAACAACAAACAAGTGGTGGTGGAGTAAGTGGTCCTCCACCTTCACAAGGGAGTGGACCATCAGTTCCATTTTTACCAGCAGCAAATACAGATAATTTCTTGGTTCTTTATTCTAGAATGGTTTATAATATCGTTGACGGATAATGAAAAAAACACTTTCTTCTCCATTAGTTGCTGCAGCAAATAATATTGTTTCTCTTGGTTCGAGGTCAAACTCTTTACCAAAATTTCAACGTGATTTTAATAATTTTAATAGATTTTTAGAAATAGAAAAAAGGTCATTAGAAAAATTAAAA